AAACTGGTAATCACTGGTTTACCAGGTGGCTTGGATTCGCTCCGCGAGCAGCCACCAACTTTACCCCATGAGGGGGCCTGAGGCAGGTGATGGGGTCTAACTCCCCGGCAACACAATGCAAGTTAGACCCAGGTCTGACCATCACCCCATGCCACCCAGGACCACTCAAACTCAGAAAATTTTCGTTAGTCATGGATTTGGTCCCTATGATATTTTTCGGAGTGTATAATGACAATGTGGAAACAGCCATCAGGGTAATCAAAGAACGAGTTTTCTTTGTTTTAAAGGATGGTTTGTTCGTGGAACCACCGAGGCCAGCTGAAGCAGGTTATTTCGCACTGAACATGCGATCTTTCCAAGAAGCGTACGATAAAACGTTTAGACGTCTCCCTATCATGAGCCAGCAATCTTTTGTTGACTGCTATGAAGGCAAACAGAGAACAGTTTATCAGAAGGCATTGGATAGCCTTTCAGTAACGAGTTTAAAAGATAAGGATGCTAAAGTAGTGACTTTCATTAAAACCGAAAAGGTTAACTTTACAGCTAAAGCAAACCCCGTCCCTAGGGGCATCTGTCCGAGACGCCCCCGGTACCACGTATCCCTAGGACCAACAATAAGAACAATCGAGAAAGAACAATATAGAAGAATAGACAAGGTGTTTGGAAGCAAGACCGTTTTCAAAAGCATGAATGCCTACACTAGAGGCAAAGTGCTCAGAGAAAAATGGGATAAATTCACAAAACCAGTAGCAATTGGATTAGATGCATCTAGATTTGACCAGCACGTATCAACCCAAGCGTTGCAGTGGGAACACGCCAATTATAGAAAGTACAACAACACCAAACAATTTGCATGGCTATTGAGCCAGCAATTGAAAAACAGGTGTACCTATTATGGCAGGACTGCAACCGTATCATATGTAACAGAGGGGGGTAGAATGAGTGGCGACATGAACACTTCCCTTGGTAATGTCACTTTGATGTGCGGGATGGTATACTCGTATATGGACTACGTTGGGGTATCCAAATATGAGCTAGTCAATGACGGAGATGACTGTGTATTAATAATTGAAGTCGAAGATGCACCGATAGTCGAACAAACACTATATGGTTGGTTTAACGACATGGGTTTCACCATGAAAGTTGAACCTCGGACCATGGTGTTTGAGCGCATAGAATTTTGTCAAAGCAGCCCAGTGTGGACACCTGATGGATATATCATGGTTCGCCACCCCATCACTGGGCTGGCTAAACAATGTGTGAGTATAAAACCTCTCACTGGAGACAAACTGATGCGCAGATGGCTATCAGCAGTGGGCCAAGGAGGCATGACTTTAACAGGTCAGGTACCGATATGGCAGGAGTTCTTTAAGCATTGTTTTAACAGTGCTAAAGGAGCCAAACCACTGGCTAATGATCCAACCCAACGAACGGGGTTTGAAAGACTAGCACGAGGTATGAAGAGGGAGTACGGCATTGTTCACCCTAAAACCCGATACTCGTTTTACCTAGCTTTCGGCATCACCCCAGCTGAACAACTGGCCCGTGAAAACCAAATTGCACAAACACCGTTGACAACTTGGACTGACAAGTTGGTTGACAAATCTTATGTTCAATCTGTGGGCTGCTTAACATAACAACGCTAAAATTATAAAAGACAGGACTAAAAATCATAAAATTAACAAAAGACAGGACTAAAAATTATAAAATTAATAAAAGACAGGACAAAACAATTCAATCTATGTAAGCAGCCCATTGCCAGCTGGCTAAGGCCTTAAACCAGCAAGTTAGCGGTCTTCACACCGTTATTGGGTCTGTGACGCCTTAAAAGGACCAAAACGGTTTCCGTGCTAAACAAAATGCCGAGAGACTGCACGGCTCCACCCTCATGTTAAAGAGGGGGCCACCGATGTACAGTCCCACCTTGCTTGTGGTATCCAATATTATGCAAAAGAAAAATAAGAACGAATCTTGGCAATCCAAGAGAAACAAGCAATACGCTAAGCGCGAAAAACTGGGTATAGCAGGGCCCGTACAAAACCTGGGAATGGTTGGCGGTGCAATAGCAGGAGCACCCTTTGGACCACCTGGAATGGCCATGGGTGCTGCTCTAGGCGCTGCCGTCGGCAAAGGAATCGGCTATTTAACCGGTTCTGGAGACTACAGATTAACCTCTGGAAGCTCCGTGCCATCGTTTTCCAAAAACGAGTCAACCATCATCTCACACAGAGAGTACATCTCTGATGTGCTTTCCGGAACGGGCACACCTTCAGCTTTCAAGATCACCAAGCTACCCCTTAACCCAGGAGACCCCTCAACCTTCCCATGGTTGTCAGCTATAGCAGGCAACTATGAGGAGTA